TCTTACACAGTCACTATTGGTGCCGGCGGCGCAGGTGGAACTTCAGGAGCAGAAGGCGGCGCGGCAGGTTCAGATACAACTTTTGGTGCGTTAGCAACTGCAAAAGGCGGTGGCGGTGGCGGTGGTATCACTACTAGCACCACACCCACAACCTCATTTAGAGGCGCAAACGGCGCAAATGGCGGCGGTATGGCTAATGCTTCTTCAGGCGGAAATGGCGGCGGTGCTGGTGCTGGCGCGGGTGGCCCGGGTTTTAGCGGAGCATACGAATCAACTAGCGGCAATGGGCAACCTTATGACAGAAATACTTGGGGTGGACAACCTACAACAGGTTTTGCGGGCGCATTTGGCGGTGGCTACAACAGATACCAACAAAGTAGTGCTGGCGGCGGCTTTATGGGTTATGGTGCTGGTGGTGGTGGCGGAGTTTATTCCCCTTCCGAGGCATCGGGTTGGCGTTTTTCACAAGCAGCAACATTATCTACCGGTATTACTGGAGCAACAACTAACGCCGCTGGAACTAACGCGACTGCAAATACAGGAAACGGCGGTTCAGGTGGAGTTGCTAATAACTCGTCAACAAACGGCGGTAATGGCGGTAGCGGTTACGCAAGAATTACTTATTGGTCATAGGAGATAAGATGGCACACTTTGCTCAATTAGATGAAAACAACAAAGTAGTTCAAGTGCTTGTTGTAGATAATGAACACGAAAAACGCGGTGCTGAGTATCTTGCAAACGATTGCGGATTAGGCGGCACTTGGATTCAAACTTCATACAATGCAAACATACGCGGTAAGTTTGCTCAAGTTGGCGATACTTATGACGCAAAAGACGATTTGTTCATTCCAAAGCAACCTGAAGAATGTTCTACATGGACATTTAACAAGAAAACAATGGAATGGGAAGCGCCAATACCTGCACCCGTTCATGTAGATAGTTTCCGCCCAATGTGGGATAAAGAAACCCAAAATTGGGTAGCAGACAAAAATTGGGCTTACAACAAAGACACGAAATCTTTTGACCCTGTAATTGAATAGCGCGGTAGTCCATGACGACTACCTATCGCTATTTGTTTGCGGATTTACTCACTAATGAAATCATTGCTGAGTTGCCTATTACCGGGGTATCTTTTACTCAACAGTTAAATCAGGCTGGCACTTTGCAAGCCCATTTATTACTTACGGGTATTAACACCTACGAATTTAATGTGGATGCCGCCACGCAACCTGCTCGTAATGCGATTTATGTAGACCGTAATGGGGATTTGGTTTGGGGTGGCGTTATTTGGGGTCGCACATATAACAGCGCTTCTCAAACTATTTCTATCACCGCTAGAGAATTTGAATCTTATTTTGAGCGCCGCCGCATCTCTACAACAAGAGCGTTCACAAATACCGACCAATTAGAGATAGTGCAAACTCTCATTAATGATGCTCAAGCCGTTCCTAGCGGCGACATTGGCGTTATTGTAGGTACGGAAACATCGGGCATTTTAATAGACCGCGTTTATTATGATTATGAAATTAAAGGTGTGTATCAAGCGATTCAAGATTTATCTCGTCAAGATGATGGTTTTGATTTTAACATTACGGTTAATTACGACCCATTGACAAACATACCTACAAAAACTTTAGTGCTTGGGTATCCACGCACAGGTAATGTTGATACTGGTGTAGGCGACATACAAACACCCGTGTTTATTTTCCCCGCTGGAAACATTGTGGAATACGAATACCCAGAAGATGCTTCTATTGCGGCCAATAAATTATTTGCTCTTGGCGCTGGTTCTAATGATGGCAAACTCATCTCTATTGCCACCGATGCAACTAAATTAGCCGAAGGTTGGCCTGTATTAGAAGAACAATCTAATTATTCAGATGTCACAGACCAAACCGTTTTAGATGAATTAGCACAAGGTCAAGTTTTGGCTGTGTCTGAGCCACCACCAATTATTAAAATAGTTGTACCTGCATCGGTAGACCCCGTATTTGGTACTTATGACATTGGCGATGATGCGCGCTTAATTATTCAAGACCCAAGATTTCCCACAGGTTTGGATGAGGTGTACCGAATTGTGGCGCTAAATGTACAACCCGGCGAAGATGGCCCTGAGCGCGTTACGCTTACTCTTACCTTTACTACGAATTGAGGGGCTATGGCTTACATTAATCAACCGCCAGATTTGCGCCAGATATTTGCCGATTTAGATTCACGCTTGCGTAAATTAGAAACGGCTGTGCGTTTTACTGCCCCTAATTTTGATTTTTCTACGGGTAATCCATCCAATCCTCGTATTGGTGACATTTTCTTTGATACTAATACAAACCTTCTAAAGTATTACGATGGCACAAGTTTTGTGACCATTTAATGAATAACTGTTATTATTTCGCACCATGAGCATAGAACAATGGGTTGGTATCGGAGTAGGAATCTCTACTCTTATCGGCGCGTTTGCCATGGGTGTGCGCCATTTAGTTAAGTATTACTTGGCAGAACTTAAACCTAATGGCGGTTCAAGTATTAAAGATAAAATTAAAGATATTGATGAGAAGGTGAACAAATTAGAATCTCGCATAGACGAGATTTACCGACTATTAGTGGAGAAGGCATGAATGAAGATATTGTTGCAATTGCAACACAAGAACTTGGTACACAAGAAACACCTGTAAATAAAACTAAATATGGCAAATGGTATGGATTGGATGGCAACCCTTGGTGTGCAATGTTTGTTTCATGGGTTTATGCACAAGCGGGTAAGGTCAATTTAGTTGTTGCATCGGGCAAAAAGGGTTTTGCCTCTTGTGATGCTGGTTTGAAATGGTTTGCCAAAAAAGGCAAGTTAGTACCGATTGGCGAAGCCCAAGCGGGAGATATAGCCTTTTTCCAATTTGATGAAGATGCTCAACCCGACCATGTGGGCATTGTTATCAAAAACAACACAAAGTTGAAGCGCCTTGTTTGCATTGAGGGCAATACTGCCGCCGATGCTAAAGGCTCTCAATCAAATGGAGATGGGGTTTATCAAAAGAAGCGCCCCTATTCGCTAGTGATGGCGGTAGCCCGCCCATCAAAGGAGTAAATATGAAAAAGAAAGACCTAGACAAAGTTAAGTCATTTGTACGCCATTTTGCTATTACGGCTGTGGCTGTTTATACCGTCAATCCCGATGCCGATTGGAAGGCTGTAATCGCTGGCGCTATCGCTGGTGTAGTAGGCCCCGCCATTCGCGCAATTGATAAGAACGACCCTGCGTTTGGTAAAGTCGCAGATTGGACAGAATCCGAAATCAAAAAAATCGCAAAGAAGTCGCCAAAAAAGAAAGCATAGATTTCCCGCCTCCATGGGAAAAAACTCCTGAGCATGAGCCTAAACTGCTCATTTAGACTTTTGGTACACTTTACTCGGAGGTGGGTATGAGTTTAGAAAAAGCAATAGAAGAACTTGCATCTAAGCAAAAACCATATAGCAAATACTGTGCATGGCAAATGACTATTAATGGTTTATCCGATAAAGATAAAAAAACTTTAGATGAGGCATGGGCAAAAGGTTATTCGGCAAATATCATTGTCAAAGCATTGCGCGCTGAAGGGCATAAAGCAACGGCAGAAGCAATAAGGGCGCACAAAAGAGGGATGTGCAAATGTCCAAAGTAAATAAGGTATTGGAGCAACGCGAAGAAGATTATGGCGATGCTTTAGAAAACTTTGAAAAAATTGGCAAGATATGGGGCGCACTCTTAGGCATTGATGCAATTCCGGCTTATCAAGTTGCGCTTATGATGGATAGCCTGAAAACGGTGCGTTTATTCAAAAATCCGCAACATGAAGATAGTTGGTTGGATAAACAGGGATACACATTTCATGCTATGGATATAGTGTCAAGATGAGCCTTGAGAAACGGTTTAATGAATTACCTGAAGGCATAGAATCTGACAATTTAGATGAGTTGCGTAATGCGTTGATACGCACACAAAAACAATTACTTAAAGTAAAGGCTAAGACGGAAGAACTTGTAGCCGCTACGCATCAAGCGGCTTATGACGCGATGCTTTCTATGGGGCCGATTAAACCAACGCCCATGCCACAGGTGGCAAAAGGTGGCAAAGGGAAACCTGAAATTGCGCTATGGCACATGACCGATTGGCAGGGAGCCAAACGCACATCAACTTATGATTCTAAGATTATGCGCCAACGCGTTTTGGAATTTGCGCAAAAGGCCGTACGCATTACAGATATACAGCGCGCCGACCATCCCGTAAAAGAGTGCTACATACTTTTTGGCGGCGATATGGTGGAAGGTTTGTTTAACTTTCCGGGGCAAGTATTTGAAATTGATTCAACACTTTTTGAGCAATATGTCAATGTTTCTCGGTTATGCGTAGATGTTGTGCGCTTTGCACTAGAGCATTATGAAAAAGTTACGGTTATTCCTGAATGGGGAAATCATGGGCGCATTGGGTCAAAAAGAGATAATGTGCCAAGAAGCGATAACTTTGACCGAATGTGTTATGAACTTGCAAGACAATTATTAGCAGGAGAAAAACGACTGGATTGGCGTGAGTGTCCAGAAGATATACAGCGCGTTGAGATAGGAAATTACAAAGCATTATTGATACATGGAGATGAGGTTGGCCGTAATGGTTTTGCTTCTCCATCAACCATCGTTCAACACATTAATCGTTGGCGTTCTGGTTCTTATCCTTGGGATTTTAGAGATGTTTATATTGGGCATTACCACACACATAATGAATGGGCGCTCGCCAATGGCTTGGGTAGCGTCTATCAAACTGGTTCTACGGAATCGGATAACAGATACGCAGGTGTTATGCTCGCCGCGACTGCAACACCCTCACAACGCTTGCATTTTATTGACCCAATCAAAGGCAGAGTAACTGCGGGTTACAAGGTATGGCTGGATTAATTTGCCGCCATGTTTATGAAAATACTGGTTTTGGCATTTGCCTTCTGTGCGCACAATGTACGCACGAAACAAATTGGGCCGAAACAAATAAATTGCATAGCCAATGGATAGCAGACGGTAAAGCGGATTGGAACAAATGCCCGCAAGGAGGAACTTTGCGTGGCTGGTGGAGTATTTAGGCTATTCGCCTTCCTCATCTTCAAGGTCAAATTCTTCAGAACGAATATCCATGTTGTTATCTTTGCAATAGTCCATGGTTGTGATAAATGTACCTAAAGCCCTATTGGTCAAATCTTGCATCATGTCGGGGTATTGAAAGTCTGATTCCACCTCAATGATTAAGTTGAACAGGCTTATGTGAACTCTTGCTTGCGCCATGGCGACCTCCTGAAGCCCCAGTATCCCATTGATTATTTACGACACGCCGCCCGACTGTTCCATTATGTCGGTGGGCGGTTGTAAGGTTTGCCTACCCATGGGGCGACTGCCCCCCGATAGAAAGAAGGCAAGCATGGCGCAAGCAATCGCGCAGTTCGCAGA